AGTTAATAATTTTAATGCAATATTAGCTCAAACATTTGGCCCACAAATTCTTAATATGATTGTTAAACAAGATGAAGTAGCTAGATATTTAGCAGAAAAATTAGGATTACCAGAAAAATTAATAAGAGATCCTCAAGAGCAGCAACAAATAATTCAATCATTGCAAAATATGTCTCAACAGTCTAATATGGCAGAAAATGAGTTGGGAATCCCTAGTCAATCGCCACAAGGACAATAAAAAAGATACCAGCGAAATAGATCAAATATTTGCTGCAGTTTTTTCTGATCCTGATGGTAAAAAAATATTGGAATACTTCGATAGTATTGTTATGAATACTACAGTAAATCCTACTGCTGATAGTAGAGTATTATGGCATTTAGAAGGACAACGATTCATGCTGCAACAAATTAAAAATAGAATTAAGCGAGGTAAAGAATGGAAGAAGAAGTAGTTACACAAACAGAACAAACAGAAGAAAGTTCTAAACCAGACTTTGTTCAAGATAAATTTTGGAACAAAGATACCAATGAAATTAATATAGAAGAATTATCTAGTAGTTATAATTCATTAGAAAAAAAATTAGGATCAAGAACAGAAGATTTATCTAAACAAATTAGAGAAGATATAGCTAATGAAGTAAAAGCCAAAGTTCCTGAAAATTATGAAATTAGTATGCCTGAGATACCAGAAAATGTACAAATGGATATTGATCCTGAAATGCCTTTATTACAATGGTGGCAAAAAACAGCAAAAGAAGCTGGTTTATCTCAAGATCAATTTAATACAGGTATAGAAGCATTTGTTAATAATGAGATAGGAAGTTTACCTGATCTTGATAATGAAAAACAATTATTAGGTGAAAGTGCAAATGCAAGAATAGAAGCTGCTGATTTGTGGAGTAAGAAAAATTTATCTACTGATTCTTATGATGCTATATCTGAATTTGCTAGCACAGCTAAAGGTGTAAAAGCATTAGAAGAAATAATGAAACTTAATAAAGATGCACCAATACCACAAACAGAAACAGCTATTGATGCTGCTCCTAGTTTAGATGATCTTAGATCTATGATGAAAGATCCTAGATATTGGAAAGATGGAGATAGAGATCAAGCTTATATTAATAAAGTAAGTAACTTATATGAAAAGTACTACGGAAATCAGAAGGCGAGTTAAAGCTACTTGGCGTGACGCACAATCTTTTGCTGAATGGCTAGATCCTATTGAAGGTAAAAAATTAAAACCAGCTATAAATTATAGTGAAGGATATGTGTTAAAAGATGATGATGACGTATTAATTTTGTATATGACATATAATGATACAGATATTGGTGATACTTGTGTCATTCCTAAAGAAAATGTTGTTAATATTTGTGAGTTGAAAAATATTAAAAAAAATGTCAGTAAAGAATAAATAGACCTCTAAGGCCCTAGATATGCCTGTAAAGATAACATATCAAACTCCTCTGAGACAATCTAGGTAAACTTAACAAGCATACGGAGGTTAAAATGTCTGCTTCTATTACTAATGCTTTTATCACTCAGTTTGAAGCTGAAGTGCATATGGCATATCAAAGAATGGGTAGTAAGCTAAAAAGCCTAGTGCGTACTGTAAACGGAGTAAGTGGCGAATCTGTAAAATTCCAAAAAGTTGGAACAGGTGAAGCTACAAGCAAAGCAAGACACGCAGAAGTAGTTGCTATGAACATTTCTCACACAAATGTAACTGCAACTCTAGCTGATTTCTATGCGTCTGATTACGTAGACAAACTAGACGAGCTTAAAACCAATATTGACGAAAGATCAGTTGTTGCAAATAATGCAGCATATGCTCTTGGTCGTAAAACTGATTCTATCATTACAGATGCTATGAGTTCTGCTACTACACTAGCTAACAATGCTGGTGCACAAGGTGGTACTGTGGCAACTGACATGAACGTAGATAAGTTCCAAGAAATGCAAGCGCTTTTCGGAACTAACAGCGTTCCTGATGATGGCGGAAGATACTGGGCAATCGGCCCTAACCAATGGTCTAACTTATTAGATGATGATCAATGGTCAAGAATGGAATACATTGGATCTAACGAATTACCTTTTTCTGGTATGAATTACACAGCGAAAAAATTCTTAGGTTTCTTAGTATTTGTACATTCTGGTCTAGACACATCTGGATCTACTGATAGACACACTATTGCATGGCACAAGTCATCAATGGGTCTAGGTGTAGGATCTGAAGTTAGAACTGAAGTAAACTATATACCTGAAAAGGTATCTCACTTAATGACTTCTTACCTATCCATGGGATCAATTCTAATTGATACTAATGGTATTAGAGTACAGAAGTGTGCGGAATAGGAGATAAATAATGGCATACGCAACTTCAAATCCGATTAAGAAAATTGCTGGAATGGGTGCTGGAAATTCACTATGGTTTTATACTGATGGTGATGCTAAAGCAGCTGTTGTAGCTTCAGGTTATTTCAATTCTGCTTACAAAGAATTAAGCAAAGGTGATGTTATCCTTTGTTCAATCGGTGTAGGTGGTACTCACGAAATGGCCACAATTACAGTTACTTCTGAAACAGGTGCAACTACTGTAACAACAGTAGCTCTTGCATAAGGAGATTAACAACTATGAGGGGGTTTATCCCCCTCTAGTCAAATAGGAGAAATTATGGCAATAAGTGCAGCAATAGGTGTAGGTAAAAAAATAGTTGGCAAAGCTATAAGTGCTGCCAAAAAGAAAAAAAAAGATTTAGAAACTAAAGGTCGTAGAGTTAAAGGATTACAAACAGAAAAAGTAGTATCTAAAGAATTAGATACTGCTATGCAACAATATAAGAAAACAGGATCTACAAAAGGTTTTGAAAATGTTAGACAAGGAAAAGTAAGTCCTGAAGGTTTAGAAAAAGCTAAAGCAATACAAAATACTCCTAATATTGTTACTGGTGCAGCAGCAACTGCACAACAAGCTACAAAAAAAGCTATAAGAGGTGCAAAAAAAGTTACAGCAAAAGCTCAAGAAAAAACTTCTAAATTAATGGAAGGTACAACATTAGGTAAAGCAATAGGAAAAGATCCAACTAGAGCTGCTGAATTAGGTGGAGCTGCTTTATTAACTGGAGCTTTAGCACAATCTGTTATTAAATCTACTATGAAACCAGAATCTTTATATGATATTTCTAGATTACCTGATGGTAGATTTTCTACAACATTTAGAGATAAAAATAAAAATGTTATTTTTTCAAGAAAAGAATTAACAACAACACAAATAGATGATGTAAGAACTAAATTAGCTGTATTAGATAGTATTTTAGAATCAAGTGAGCCATATAAAAGAAAAAATGAATTTTTAAATACTGCTCAATATTTAGGAAAAACATATGGAATATCTAATATAAGTGGTAAAAATATATCTCTTTTAATGCCTTCTGAAGTTTATGAAGGAAAATCAACAACATACAGAAAAAAGAAAAAATAGTGTATGGCAGTAACCAAAGTAGATATAGCTTCAAGAGCGTTAGTAATGATAGGAGCAAATCCTATTGCTTCATTTACTGATGGAACAACAGAAGCTAACGTAACTAATACAATATATGAAGAAATTATTGAATCTAGTTTAACTAGACATAATTGGAGATTTGCAACAGGACAACAACAATTATCTTTATTAGCAAACTCTCCTACTGGTAGATTTGAATATGCATATCAAATACCAGCTAATCCTGAATGTTTAAAAATATTAGCAGTTACAGTTAATGATGCATTAATACAGTATAATAGATATGAAGATAAAATTTATTTAGATGGTTTTGGATCTCAAAGCACAGTTATAATGGATTATATATTTAGACAAAGCGAAGATCAGTTTCCTCCTCATTTTAGATTAGCAATAGAATATAAACTGGCTAGTATTTTTGGTGGATCAGTAGCAAGAGACGCAGCTCTAGTTAGAGAATTTGATCAACTGAGTGAAAGACAAATGTTAATAGCTAAAAATACTGACTCACAAGAAACTACTACCAAAACACTTTCTACTGATAGATTTATA